CAATCGAAGGACGTATCTACGTAAAAGCTACTACGGTTGTTTTTGATGACTACAATGAGCTTGTAGTATCAGCTTTCGCTAGAGAGGAAGAAAATAAGAAAGGTATGGACGGAAGCCAGATCACTGGAGCCGCGTCTAGCTATGCACGAAAGTACGCACTGAATGGTATGTTTTGTATTGACGACACTGCTGATAGTGACGCAACAAATACACATGGCAAGACGCCCCCACCAAGCGTTCCTGTCACCACACCTCAAGAACATGTGAAAGAGATCAATACCATCATGGATAAGGCTGTAGCTTACGTGAAGTCACAGCGCGACAAAAGAAAAGCATATGATATGATTATGTCGAAGTATGGTGATGACCTAACGGAGGCTCAGAAGAACGGACTAAAAAAGTTTGTGCGATGAGGATATCAAGAGAACAGCTTCATGAGATGTTTGGGAAGGAGCACCTCTCCTATAGTAGTCTCAAGTACGCCCTAGGTGATATGGCTTTATGGGATATGTACATGCGCGGAAAACTTAAGAAAGACAGCGACGCACTTAGGTTTGGGAGTATGTATGACATGTTACTCTTCGAGCGGGACAAGGCGATGAGTCTATACAAAGTGTTCGATGATAACTCCATAGTTGACAGAATAAAAAAGACTCGACCTGAGTTGAAAAACGTGAAGGCTAGCAAAGAATACAAAGAAGAGTTGGCTTCCATGAAGGACAAGGAACAGAACGGAGAGATTATACTTGTGTCGAAGGAAGACTGGGCAACAGCTAATGAAATGATCGACAGACTGGTTGATTGTGGCCTGTTTGCCAATCGAATGCAAGGTAAGTATCAGGTTGAATTCAACACGGATATCCTAGGTTTCCCTGTGAAAGGTTTCTTAGATGTACTCAATGATGATTACATCACAGACTCAAAGAGTACGAGGAGCATCGCTAAGTTCAGGTACCAAATCTTCGATCTATCTTACGACATACAGGCGTGGATATATACTCAGGTTTTTGACCAACCTGAGTACTATTGGGTAGCGCAGGAGAAAGCCTACCCATACTATCCCGCTGAAATCAAGTGCTCTGAAGAAACGCTATTCAAAGGTGAAATGAAAGTTTATGAGGCTTTGAATAACATTGAAAAATTTATGAATGATGTTCACAAAAGCAATGCAAAGACTACGGTCTTCTTTGAGAGCTTCGAAGTATAGAATGCTCTTGGCGGGTCTGACACTGACCCTGATTTACATTACGGTTTTATCAATCTTTAATTTAATAATCAACACACTGTTATGAGTGAAAACAAGTACGACTCGGTGCTCGTAGGCTTCACAGAAGAGCCTCGCACCAATGAACAAGGAGAAATCATCGCTTGGAGCGTAAAGCTCAAAGACCATGAGCTCAAAGACATGCTGGATAACTACGTTACGCAGCGTAATGAGAAAGGTCATGGCGGAAACGTCTACCTAAAGCTTTTCATGAGCAAGAACGGTAAGGCTTGCTGCTCTGTATTTAACCCTAACTCTGAGGCAGCCAAGGATAATAGGCTCAAGAAAGAGGAGGCTAATTCGTCTGTCAGTAGTGACGAAGATGATGAACTACCCTTCTAAACCTTTAGCCCTTTGGGCGGCTATAGAATGGGGGCTACGTGACGTAAAAATCACTAGCCCCTCTTCTTTCTCCGCTACTTCCATGGAGAAGAGAATACACTTCCATGTATTCATAAAGAATCACAGGAATGCATTTGTAGATTTGGGTGTCGATTCGGTTGATGAAGGGGTTGTTTTATTGCTAATTCCTAACAAGGCAGGGGACAACTTCGTAGTGATTAAGAGTGAGGACTTGTCATCGATTAATCTCAGAAATCTTAGCTTCGAAGAAATAGCGAAGACCCTCAAAAGGAAAAGGAGGTTTGAGTATGCCTGCTGACCCTATCTACTACATGACTGCTGATGTAGCCTTTAAGAAAGGAAAGGATGTATACGTTAAAAAGATGTGGATTGTGAGTAAATACGTTAATCCTTCAGAAATTATGAAGAATGACAAAAAGACTATGAGTAGACTTGCTAGAGAACTTTATGGTAAGTCGAAGGCTGATCGAAAGATAATAATAAGGAAAATTAACTCAAAAAAACAAATAGGTACAGTGTTATGACAAAAAAAAGAACAGACCCAACGCAGTACGACTACATCAACCCTACCCACTACAAGAAAGGAAGTAAAGAGGTTATTGATATGATGATCGATATATGGGGTGCTGAGGCAGTGAAAGCACACTGCGAAATGTGCGCCTTCAAGTATCGCATGAGAATGGGCTTGAAGCTGGACCAGCCTCTAGAGAGAGATCTCAGCAAGGCCAAGTGGTATGAATCGAAAGCTGTAGAGCTAAGAGAACAGATGGACTTAGACATGGGAGGTGAGCGATGAAAATAACAATGTTCAAAAACGTGTGGGAGAAAGATGCCCCGCACTATGTCAGTGTATTTACAGCTCTTGAACGAGTCAAGAAAGGGAACTCAAAAGAACTAATCGAACAAGTGCGCTCAGGAAACAAAGAGGCAAAGAAGTCTTTACCTGTGGTGTGTTTCAGCGGGGAGTTCTCAAGCAGGTCTGATGATGCCTTGTTTGAGCACTCAGGACTCATAGTTCTTGACTTTGATCACATTGATGTACAACAGAGTAAGTCGTTACTTGCAACAGACGAATTTGTATTTGCTGTGTGGGTATCACCATCAGGTGATGGTCTCAAGGCGCTGATACGAATAACAAACCCTGAGCGCCATAGGGATCACTTCAGGGCACTTAAGAGTTATTTTGACAAGTCTTACGGCTTGGACGTTGATGAATCTGGGATTAATGAGTCTCGGGCTTGTTTTGAGTCTTACGACCCTGACGTAATAATTAATAGCGATAGCAAAAAATTTGGTGCCTTCCAAAGCGAGATGGCTGAGCTCCAGGTGGCCAAACAGGATGGTATTGCAACTGATTATATGAAGCTCAACTTGGCGGCGGTGATGATTAGAAAGGCTGAAGACGGAGAAAAACACCACGTGTTGCTTAAAGCCTCAAGGTTGGTAGGTGGGTTCATCGGTGCGGGGAGGATAGAAGAGGATGAGGCTATTCGAGTCTTGATGCGAGAAATAAGCAAAAAAGACATCGATAGCGAACAATCCGCCATGAATACAATCAGAGATGGGATAGAGGAAGGGAAGCAGGATCCTATACGTGATGTACTCGCCTCAGAGAAGGATGTGAAGAGAGAGATGATGATCAATGACGGGGATATGTCATTCATATCTTCAGATGATGAGGACTCAAAGTGGATTGAGAAATTTGCTAATGGAGAGATAGAATTAGGTCTCACGACTGGCAATGAGGACTTCGACAAGTATTTTAGGTACAAGAAGAACCTTTTAATTATGAATGGGCACTCCAATGTAGGTAAGACAACGGTAGCACTATACATGATGGTTAATGCGTCATTACGGCACAACTGGACATGGGTGATATACTCCTCCGAGAACAAGACAGCCTCAATCAAAATGAAGTTGATGGAATTTGCGACAAACAGGAAGGTAGGGTCAATGACGTATCAGCAACGTAAGACCTCATTCGAATGGGTCAGCAAGCACTTCGTGATCATAAGCAACAAAGATGTGTACAACTATACTGACATTCTCGTGTTTATGGAGAAGGTGATGACACAACAACGGATGGATGGGTGCTTCATAGACCCCTACAATAGCCTCAAGTTGGACTTATCTCAAGCGGGTGGCAATAGTCACGACTACCACTACCAAGCAGCATCAGAGTTCTTGACATTTTCAAATGCCAACGATGTAGCCGTATGGGTAAATATGCATGCAGTGACAGAGGCTCAACGCAGGAAAGGTGATGACGGTTTACCTACGGCTCCATACGCTGAAGATACCGAAGGTGGTGGTAAGTTTGTAAACAGGGCTGACACTTTCATTACGGTTCACAGGAAGATTCAGTCCCCTGACCCGCACACAAGGAGAACGTCAGAGTGGCACGTAAGAAAAGAGCGTGAACAAGAGACGGGCGGAGAACCTACTCCTTTTGATAGTCCATTAACAATGTCTATGAATTCTTCCGCTACCGCTTTCATCGTCGGGAATAACGGTGAGAAACTGTTTGAACCGCTTGGGAATCAGTTTGAAGAGTATCGTGCGTTCAACATAAACTCTAACCTTTCGTTTTTAGCGGAATAAGTAGTAACTTTGTCTTCGATGGCAAGAAAAAAGGGACAGAATAGGAGCGGCAGCAAAAAGAAGCCACTCGGTAAATACAAGAGTGGCCTTGAAGCTGACGCTGCTAAGTTACTAAGAAGTTCGGGCCTAGACTTTGACTACGAAGGAGTGGAATTTGAACTAATGCCAGCATTCACGTATTATGGCGAGTATCACAAGTTTACAGCTAAGTCAAAGAGTCTAGTGAACAGAACAGGAAAGAAACAGTTTTCAATAAACTACACTCCTGATTTCGTGGCCAAGGATGGAAGTTGGATTATAGAGACTAAAGGGTATGTCCATCAGCGTCACGATTTTCCTATGAGGTGGAAGCTGTTTATGAACCTCTTACAATCAAAAGAAGAAGACAAGCCAATGCTCTTCATTTGTAGAAACAAGTCTCAGGTAGCTGAGGCTATTGAAATCATCAAGAACAATGCCAAATTCAAACAATCTATCTGATAAGTACGCTATAGCGTGTGGATTGATACATAAGTACTCGACAGAGTTATATGAAGCAATACACGACTCTGACGGTGAGCCTATTGATGACATCAACGAAATACAAACATCTGTAGCTATATTTAGAAGGTCAGTCAATATAGAGTTAGATCTAATAAAGTCTTCACTTGAAGAACACCTAGAGCGCAAATGATTTCACCTGAAAGGAGAAGTTACTCCATGGCCGCTGGCAGGAACGCAGAGAAACGTTTTGTAGCTGCCTGTGATAAGTTGGGAATGACTCCAACAAAATCAACCCAACAGGAAGATAGGTTTGACCATATAGACTTCTGGCTAAGCTACAATGGACGTCCATGCGGTAGTGTTGATGTGAAAGGGAACAACCTCCCCAACGAGATCTGGTGTGAATTCAAAAACATAAGTGGTAACGAGGGGTGGATGTACGGCAAGGCTGCTATAATTGCATTTGATATGCCTGAGGAAGGCGGGTTCTGTATCGTTGACAGGAAACAACTTGCCTCTTACTGCGAACGCGAGACCTCGGAAGAGCAAGTGAAAAACAAGGCAGACGCCTACAAAAAGAGGTACACCCGAAAAGGCAGGAAAGACTGCATTACCAAGCTCCACCTTGAGGATCTAAAAAGTCTCGACTCTTACAGGGTGTGGCCATACGCTAAATAAGAAAAAATTTTTATTATGGAAAACAAAAACACCCCTTGGGGGGAGGTGGGATACGTCACCTATAAAAGAACGTATGCTAGAGAGAAAAACGGCAGTACAGAGGAGTGGCCAGAAACAGTAGATCGGGTAGTAAAGGCCTGTAGAGAGCAGCTTAATTGCGGGTTCACAAGTGAAGAAGAGAAGGAACTCGCAGACATTATGCTTAACCTAAAAGGGACTGTTGCTGGCAGGTTTTTGTGGCAGCTGGGTACAGAGACCGTGGATAGGTTGGGGCTCCCCTCTCTTCAGAACTGCGCCTTCACGCTCATAGATGAACCAATACGTCCTTTCACGTGGGCTTTTGAGTTACTTATGCTTGGCAGTGGCGTTGGCTTCAATGTTCAAAGGGAGTATGTCTATCAATTGCCTAAGGTTAAATCTGTTGTTTCTCTCTCTCGTATTGATGAGCCTGATGCCGATTTCATTGTGCCTGACTCAAGAGAGGGTTGGGTAGAACTGCTTAAACGTGTATTGGAGGCAAGCTTCTTCACTGGAGAAGGCTTCAGCTTCTCTACTCACGTAGTGAGACCAGCAGGCAAGCCTATTAAAGGCTTCGGCGGGACAGCATCGGGGCCTGAACCATTAGCCGACGGAATGTTTAAGGTGAATGAGATCTTAAATAAACGAGCTGGAAAGCGCTTAAGGCCCATCGACTGCCTTGACGTCATGAACATCATTGGCGGTATTGTTGTGGCTGGCAATGTGAGGCGATCAGCGCAGATTGCAATTGGCGATTACGACGACGTAGAGTACTTGCGAGCAAAACGGTGGGATCTCGGTAATATCCCTAACTGGAGAGCAATGTCAAACAACTCTGTAGCCTGTGATGACTTCTCAAAGTTGCTGCCAGAATTTTGGGAAGGGTATAATGGGAATGGAGAGCCTTATGGTCTAATCAATCTTAAGTCATCTCGACTTTGGGGGAGAACTTTTGAGACAGAATACCCTGATCCAAATGTAATGGGGTACAACCCATGCGCAGAGCAAAGTCTAGAGGATAAGGAGACGTGCTGCTTGGCAGAAGTGTATCTTCCTAACATCAAGACGTACATTGAATTGCTCAAGGTCCTAAGGTACCTCTACAGGATAAACAAGCACAGCCTTAGCATTCCCTGCGCAATAAAAGAGACTGAAGATGTGGTTCACAAGAACATGAGGATGGGCATAGGGGTCACTGGTTACCTACAGGCTAGCGAGGAACAAAGGTCTTGGTTGCCTCAGGCTTATGATTACCTCAGGGAGTATGACGAATCCTACTCGAAGCTGAATGGATTTAACAAGTCTATTAAGCTAACTACGATCAAACCGAGTGGAACGCTCTCCCTTCTTGCTGGAGTCACCCCAGGTGCTCACCCAGGGTACTCGCAGTACTATATTCGAAGAATTAGAATGGCCTCCGATAGCGACCTTGTGAAATTATGCAGAGACAAGGGTTATCACGTTGAATATGTGCGAAACTTCGATGGTACTGAAGACCACTCCACATCTGTTGTTAGCTTTCCTTGCTCATTCCCTAATGGGACGAAAGTTGCTGATGAAATGTCAGCAATTGATCAGCTAGAAGTAATCAAGAGGCTGCAGAGAGAGTGGAGCGACAACTCCGTGTCCGTGACAATCTACTACAGGAGGTCAGAGCTTGACGAGGTTAAGGAATGGCTGAGCAGGAACTACAACGAGGTTAAGAGCGTGTCATTCTTATTGCATAGCGAGCACGGGTTCGACCAGGCCCCTATGCAGGAAATCACTGAGGAAGAGTATAACGATATGACATCTAGTGTAGAGCCTATTGTTTCAATGGACGACATCAGTGTGAACTTTGAAGACGTCGATATTGAGGACTGTGATACTGGAGCATGCCCAGTCAGGTAAGTCTTTTCCCTCAATATGAATGCTATCACTGTGGTGCTCCCTGTCATGGGAGTTACTGCAGCGATAGATGTCTTGACGCAGAAATACCATTTTAATATGGACTGGATAGAAAGAATGTATTACTTTAAAAACAAATCAACAACTATGGGTAAATTAATTTCATTAGATGACTACGCAGAAAGCGTAAAAGAGTGGGCTTCTGACAAAGGAATCCTTCTACCAGAGAACTCAAACAAGCAAATGCTTAAAGTCGTAGAGGAGGTTGGAGAAGTCGCTGGCGCTCTATCAAAAGCACTTCCTAAAAGCGAAGTTCAGAGCGAGATCGGAGACTGTTTTGTGACGCTTATTATTCTATCACACCAATTAGGGATGGAACCCTCAGAGTGTTTGCGAACGGCTTACGATAAGATTAAGAACAGGAAAGGCAGCGTTAAGAATGGAGTATTTGTAAAAAACACAGACGAAAAATGAAAGTATCAGTTAAGGTTTTCTCAATAGTTGCAATCATAGTGATGATTAGCGGCTGTGCTCAGGGGTGCGATTCTACAAGTGAACCCAATGGTTTTTGGGTTGGGTTAGTACACGGATTAACGTGCGTGATATCGTTGATTGTCAAGATATTTAACCCAGACTTCATGGTTTATTCATTGAATAACTCAGGCCTTTGGTACGACCTTGGGTTCCTTATGGGAGCTGGTGCTTTAGTATCAACTGTCAAAAAATAATAAAAAGCCCTTCGGGGCTTTTTATTTGTACTTAACAACTCTTTTCTTGACAAGCATTTCCTTGCCTTTCCTCTTTTTTTTCTCTTTGAATCGCTTGATTTCATTCTTACCCCTGGCTGTAAACTTCTCAGAGATGAGCTCGCCCTCCTTGTTAAACCTTTGCGTCATCCTCCCCTTAACTGGCACCGACCTCCCGTCGACCTCCATATCAAAAGTACCTTTGGTTACTTTCCTTTTCTTCGGCTTCATTGCTTTCTGTTTTCTGAACTTGTTCCGTAGTAATACGCAAATATATTGCTAATAACAACGCCCTCAATCATACCCATAAGGTGGACAAACAGATCATTCTCTGCAACCCTCTCAATATAGACGACAGCGTATATCATAAATGCAAACGACACCAAGCCTACAATACCAGTGATAACCATCATGATGTCTTGACCGCCAGACTTTTTGACCTCAACCTCTCGGTTTCTCGCTGAATCCCTGTCAGCAACTTCCAACTCATACATCTCTTTTATCATCTCGTTTGCTTTGGCAATATCCTCAGC